CGCGTGTAGCCGGGATGTCAGCAGCGTCTACGATCTTCCAAGGCTTGCCAGCAGGTACGTCTTTAGCAGCGATCTCTTGCAGACTTAGACCGCACTCAGGGGCAGGAGTCAGGATGCAGATACCGCCGTTGTCGTTAGGGTAGATGATGAGTTTCATGGTTTACCTTTAGCGGAAGATAGCGACGTTTACATACGCCGAATCGCGGAATCCGGCATCAACTGCGTGAACCGACACTCTAACAGCGGAAGATGTTGGTGTTGATGAGTGCCTCATGCAACCAAATAAACCGGTATTAGTCGCTGTCGCTTGAGGAGTTACTGATGTCTGGTAGTTTGCGTCCGCCATTGCCGTAGTAAAGTTCACTGTGTAATCACCCGTACCGTTATCAGCAACGGTAGTCACATTAAACGATGCACGGATCGTACAAAAGCCGCCGACGTTTGTTGTGCCATCAAAGTTCACCCAAGCCCGACAGAACGTACCGATTTGCGTACCTGCGCTATCCTGAATCGTCGGTGGTGTGTTCGCTACACCGTTCTTTAGCACCAGCGTACTTGTACTGTCTGCCTGAATGTTATCTGCTACGACTGTTCCAGCCATGATCGTTCCTTACTCGTAGATGATGTTAAAGGTTCCAGCGTCGAACTGCTGAGTACCGTCGATATATAAACGAATACGATCTAATGCCCCGGAAAGTGCTGGCGTGTATCCAGCAGTCATAAAAATCGCACCTGTACTAGTGTTGTATTGGGCATTTCCGCTTGAAACCCATTGGTTTGAGTTAACTAAAGATAGCGTAATTGCACCACTAAAATTATTTGCCGCCCCAAGAGATGAAGTTGTAAGCACTAGACCAGATGTAGACCCTGCTTGACCAGTACCGGCGTTAATTGCCCCACAACTAGATAAATAATTAGACGTTGAGTAACTTCCAGAACCAACCTGTATCAACACCGCGCCAGTACTGTTTGTACTTACGCCAACCAACATTACGGTAATACGTTTAGCCCATGACGGTATGCTTGTAAATTCAGGCGCAGTTTGATTCGTCAAGGTAATCGCGGTACCCGACACAATCGGAGCCAACGTACCTGTGGTCGCTACCAACGTCTGCGTATTGCTACCCGCTACAGCAGGAGCAGATACCGTAATCGAACCGGACGTATCGCCTGAGAGAACTAAAGAAGCCATGGTTTATCCTTTTATAAAACCACCCAGCGACTGCCGGATGAGACGGTGACGACGACTGGCGCTGTAATGGCGTCCAACGACACCGACTGCGAGATGTCCACTTCGTAGGTACCTTCGCCGCCGGTACCATCGCCCAACGCCACAATCTTAGTGCCTACCGTAATGCTGGTGCCTACAATCACCGAGCCGACGCCTAACGCGCCGGATGTGACGCTGTCGATCGTCAGCGTCGTGCCTGCGATACTGCCGGTGCCGACAAACCCGCCGCCTAGCGTAATCGGGCCGGTGGTCATGGCATTCTTGGTCGAAGGGATGGTGTAGCTGATCGTGACCGTCTGGTCGTTCTCGATAAACACCTCGTCGTTACCGCCGCCGGTAGCACCCGCATCGCCGCCGACCTGACCCCAAGCGCCATCAACAAACCCTTCGAACAGGTTCAGCGTGGTGTTGTAGCGGAACATGCCGTCAGTAGGCGCATCAGGCCGGTCAGTCGTTGCCCCCGTGGGCATCTGCACGTAACCAAAGCCGGAGAAGGTAACGTTGCCGGTAGCCGACAAGGTGGAGAACGCGCCCGTGTTAGGCGACACGTTACCGATCGGTGGCGGCGAGCTGAACGACAGGTTGTCCACCGGCACCAAGATGTTGTCGGTGGTGTACTGCGTGACGTCGTTCTCGTCCTTGATGACGAACTTGTACGCAACAGTCGGCTGCAGCCAGATGTTGGCCATGCCACGCGAGTCCAAGATGATTGGGTTAGCGTTAGCAGTTGCGCCCGTCTGATCCGTGTACGTCGCAATCGGTGTCGTCGTGCCGCCGGCGTAGGTGTAAACGCGACCAGCGACTAACGGATTCCCGTTGGCGTCAAAGAACTGCTGCTTGGGTGTTGGGGTTAGGGATGCCATTTATCACCTACGATTAAGATTGTTTCGGTCTGCAGGCGCTTGAGCTGCCCCTCGTGCCACAAAAGGTGCGGCGCGTTGTAGCATCTCATCCGTTACTTCTTGCCCAAAACGGCGGTTGATTGCCTTTTCTATAGACTGCGCCGCCAACGCCGGGCTAGTTAACTCGCGAGCAATTTCTAGCGCAAGTTTATCGTCCATTTTTAATGTTAAGCGTTTAACAACATTATTAAATATGGTAAGCGGTACGCTAAGCAAACTAGGTGCCGGCAGCCCCCCTTCGGTGGCGGCTTTAGTGGCAACAGCTGTTCCTTGATCGCCCGCGCCGCCCAACTGAGCCAATCTAACGTATTCTGCCTCGCGAGCCAAATCATTCCGCACAGCGTTAACTGCGCGCAATTGCTCCGGAGATAAATTTTTGGTTATCTCAGCAATACGCTTTTCCACCAGCATAGCGTTAGAGCCTGGCGGAAGCGGTGGCCGCAGCTTATTGCCTGTTTTATCGATCAACTCTTGGATACGCGTCAGCCGCGCAGCGTCTGCGCCAATGGCGTCGAAACCTTTACGCAGCCCCATGCCGGCATCGTCCATAAGCGCTATTGGCCGCGCGTAGTCTTTCATAAACGCGGCGTGCTTAGTCATGTTTACGCGACCTGTCGCAGCATCTACCACTCTTTGACGGTAGAGGTCTTCTATGCCGGCCTTGGCTACTTTGAGTGCGTTAGGATCTTTGCCAAACATCGTAATAAACTGTTCGGCTTCGCGCTCGCCTTTAGGCTGAAAATACTTGCCTACTACGTCGTCGGCCATAATCTTTGGCTCGTTTAACGAAGTCTGCTTAAACAGATTGGCGTTCATGCCGGTCTTAAAACGCGGTACGTATTCGGTGCGGTAGGTCTGCACCGCTTTGGCGTACAGCGTTTTTGCCTCGTCCGACAGATTACCGCTCTTGCCGATCGCGTCGTCAATAGCCTCATGCAACTTGTACAAGTTGCGCAAAGTCATGTCGGAAGATGGCGTTTGCGAAGTTTTAGCGGCTTGTATGTCAGCGTTAATGGCTTTTCTGATGTCGTCGAGCTGCTGCAACGTAGCTTCGGCAGGCGCCGTGGCTTCTGACGCCGGCTTAGTTATTTTGGATGAAATCTTACCTTTTCCTAACGCTGCTTCAGGCTCACCTTTGGGCTTAAGCGCCAACAACTTACGCACCGTGTTTGGCGCTGTTTCTGGCGCAAAGTCCGACAGCTTCCGCTCTAAGATGTTTTCGGCGGTTTTGACTACGCCAGACACATCTATCTTAGAGTCGCCCGCAGCTTTATACGCGGCGTTATATGCCGGCTCGATAACGCTCGTTTTAACCAGTTTTTGTTCGGCTTTTGCTGCCTTTAGTAATGCTTCACCGGTTTCGCGTTGGCTCACATTAGTCAACGCGCTATCGATTTTATCCAGTACTTTTTTGAACGCGCCTTCTCGCAAAACTTTAACCCGCTCTTCTTGCGCTAGGCGAGCGGCGTTAGTTTGCGCGGCACTTTCGGCGTATGCAGTTGCTATTTCAGGCCGTTTGGCTAGGTTAGCTTGCATAGCAGAAAACCTAGTGCTGCCTGCTGGCGCAGCTACTTCGCCTGCGGTGGGCGCGCTACCAGGAACTATCCGCGCGGCGTCCGACCGCAGTAAGTTAATAATCTCGCGGCCTTTACCTTCTACCGCTTCGAGGTAGTTAGCGCCTTTTAGGTCGGCTAGTTTGCGACCGTAATCAAGAACTTTTCCTGCAGCAGGCATGACAACGGAAGGCAACAGCGCGCCAGTGGTTCCGCCTGCGGCTGTGTCATCAGGATTTATAGCCGCAGCAGACGCCGCGCCTGTGGCGCCGCCACCAACCGCCTTAACAGCGGAAGATTTAAGTCCTGTGTCTAAGCCGGTCTTAAACCCGCCCGTCTCCAAAGACGTGACTAAAGGCGTTAGATAGCGAGCCAATGAAGGCGCCATCTCAACCCCTTTTTTAATTGGTGCGGCTATTACGCTGCCTACAGGAGCGGTGCCGAACGCGCCGCCAGCAAAACGACCTACATCACCGCTGCCAAACTCGCCGTATTCTTGTTCATACGCCGCTTTCTGACGGTCAATTTCGGCTTGGATGGCTTTAGATGCGTCGTCAGTCCCGGTTACCTTATCTACGCCTTTTGAGAGCAATAGCGCAGCGGTATCCGTAATGTCCTGAAGCCCTCGTTTAAACCCAGCATAAGGCGCCACCATTGCGCGGCCATAGTACGACGCCGCGCTTTCTTGGCGAGGGCCGGGCACTTCGCTTGAAGCCGCTGCAGGAGCGGGCGCTGGTGCAGGGGCTCCAGACAAACCAATCTTGACGTTAAATTCCTCGCGCGGTATATCAGAGTAAAATTTTTTGTGCAGCGCGTCCGCCAACGCTGCGTCTGACATGTCGGCATATTGCGGGTATTGCGTGCGAATTTCAGCAAGCGTGGCCATTATCGAATTCCTAGTGGGTCTGGGGCATCAGGCACAACCTCCATACCTTCCACACCAAATTCCTTTTTGCGTTCTTTCATCAAACGAAGAATTTCTTTACCTGCCGCCTTACGAATTTCTCTAGGTAAAGTTGTGTCAGCCAATTGACCTGCGGCTTCTTTATAAGACTTCGTGTCTTTATCAGATTGCGGGCCTTCAAAACGCGGAACCATCTTCAGCACCATATCCGAAATCGGCGCCAACTTACCTGCAGCAATATCTCCTGACGTAGCTTTGCCGAATATGCGCGCGCCTACGTCAATTGCTTTACCCGCATAACTGCCTGTGGATTGGTCAATCAAGCCACCATCTTTAGTAATCTCCGCCAACTCGTTAGTAGTGCGTTCAATATCGCGGCTAAGATTTTTCTGTGCTTGTTCAGCTTTAATGACGTTCGGGCTACGCTTGCCAGCATTAGTTTCTTTGCGAATAACCTGGCCAAACGCGTTATAGAACGTGACGTTGCCTTGGTCATCTGTCGATGTGTGCGCAACTTTAGCAGGGTTGTCTTCAGCGCGGGGCTTGTTAATCTCTCGCTGTCGCAAGGCTTCCATCGCCTTGTTATGGCGTGCAGTTTCTGCGGCTTGCAATTCCGCGCGGTTAACGCCTGCTCGACCAATTTCTTCCATAGCAATCGCATGGCGTTGCGTTTCGCGTACACGATCGTCCTCTAACTTAAGCCGCTCGGCTTCTCGCAGGTCTTTCTTCTCGGCTCGCACGTCTTGAAGCACTTCCGCTGGCGTTAACAGACTCCGCATAGTGCGGAGCTGCCACGCAGGCATCTCTTCATCGGTTGCCGGTAAACCCATGCCATATTTATCCGCTTGTTCACGCGTTAGCATACCTGCGGTTACTTTTTGTTCTAGCGCATTTCTTGCGTCGTCTACTGTAGTGTAACTAGCTAACTCAGCCAAAGACGATTGAAGCTGTTCTTTGCTTAGTTTTTGCTTACGCTCTTGTGTTTGCGCTTCGCGCGCCTCACGTTGCGCAAGCAAATTTTCACGTTGAGCCGCACGGGTAGCAATGCCTTCATACATGCTAGGCGCTTCAGAAAGCACGCGGTTCATAAACGCATCTGAACCAAAATCCACGCCCGGCTCACTCATGATGCGCGATAGCGCGTTTCTTTCCTGTTGTTGCTGCTGATACTCTTGCAGTTTCAACGCGTTCATCTGCGACGCTTCTTGCGCGCCACGCAACTGTGCAATAGCAGCCATTTGGTTTATCGGCGATTCAATTTGAACCGACCGAAAACTCATTGGGATAGATGAATCAATTTGAGCCATAACTAACCCTTACGCAAAGTCTATGTCTAAATCGGTAGCGGCGTCATACATAAACCCGGGCGTTGATGGACGCTGAGGTCTAGTAAATGCGTTTGGATTTTGCTTATACGCGGCTATTAAGTCTCGGTTTTGATAGTAGTTCAGCCCCTGACCTAACGCATTAGAAATTGCATTCGCCGTGCCCATGTACCCAGATGCTCGAGCGTTGCCCGCGCCAATAATGTTAGCGCCCATCGCTTGCCCAAACTGACCCGCTTGACCAGCTACATTAGCCGCTGTAGTCTGCCCCATGCCCGTTAAAGATTGCAACGGGTTAAGCCGCGCGGCGCGTTCTGCTTGATAGCGGTTAAAGGCATTGCCAAATTCTTCCGACGCTAAGCCTTGGCCGTACCGCGTTAGGCCGCGCATAGCGTTACCAGATAGTAGGCCGCCACGCGCTGCGGCTGTGTTTTCTAGCGCGCGCAGCCCTTCCTTCATCCGAAACGCATAGCCTGGGTCTTGTTGGAACTTACCCATGGTGAACGGCTCATAGCGAGATGCGGCGATCAGCTCTGGCAGCGCGTTGACGCCTGCCTGACGGAACGGCTCTTGCAGCTCAACCTGACGGTTGAACATGCGTTCTTGCGCAGCGGTAGCTTCTGCTGCTGAACGAGCTTGTGTTTTAGCGGCTTGATTAGCGCTATACCCGCCTATTACGGCGCTGCCGACAATTGCTGTTGCTACGGCTGACATAAAACCTCCTGCTCGCTAAACTCCACGCCAGCCAACCGCAAGGCTGCCCTGTAATCAATAGTTATTTCTTCGCCCATATCACCACTTACGCAGCCCGCTATGTTACGTAGAGCCACTAAATTTATATCGCCAGCGTCAGTTGCCACCATAACGGCATTTGGGTTGGCAGCGTGATTTGTATACCGCCCCGCTTGTGTACGCATGCCGTTTACTCTAGCGGGGCAAATTACTTCGCCAGCTAATATTGGCGACGTAGCAAATAAACCCTTACCTTCTATTGGCGAATCTGTCACGCGAACATTACCGATATCCAACCAAATTTGATCGTCTTCATTTTCGGTTTGTTGCCGAGCAAGCTCATGCGAAATACCAAAGGTATGCAGTATTTCGTTATAGTCAACGCGGTCAACCGTATGTTCTATTTGAGCTACCTTAAATTTAGCCGCGCGGTCGTCTTGCCAATGTTCGCTTTTCTCTATGAACATGTTCTCTACAGCGTCAATATCTTTTAAGTCAGTAGAGTAAATGTTTTGCCAAACCATATCTTCTAAAACATACCCAATTTTTCGCCCTGGCTTCCCAACAAAAATTAGCGGAGCGGTTAATATTTGAGTGACACCATCATCGTCAACTACCATAACTTTTCCGCGAAGCATAATGTTCATATGCTCAAATTTTTGTTTGTGGCCTATAGCCAGCGTGCCCGCAGGCATAAACACTTCCCGGATACAAATGTTCGGCCCAAAATGATGGACGACAGGGCAGTCAACTTGGGGCAACTGCAGCAAAGTTTCCTCGGCATTTTCCATGCTGAGTAAAGTTTGCAGAGCTTGCGATCCAACAGTTGTAATATCGTTCATAACACCACCCACCGTGAGCCGCTTGCCACCGTCACCGTTGTGCCGCTGGCCACCGTTACCGGGCCTGCCGACATACCTGACGTACCTGAAGCAATTGTATAGCTGACATCTATAGTCAAACTGTTAACGTAGATGCCGTTGCCTGCTATGAAATGCTCCGATGTTAATTCACCTGTGCTAGGTTTGTACAGATATTTGGCGTTGCTGGTATAGATGGTCGACAGCGAGCCAGACGTGGCTGCAGCGAAGGTCGGGTAGACGTTCGTTGACGTGCTGGTGTCGTTCGTAATCGTTGCGCCTGAACCGCTGGCCACCGCCCACTTAACCCCGTTAGCTTGGGTCGAATCGGCAGTCAGCACGTAGTTGTCCGTGCCTACGGGTAAGCGGACGTTGTCGGTGCCGTCATAGACAATCAAATCGCCCTTGGCGTTGGTCGGTGACAGCGCATCAAACGCGGCAAGTTTGGATGTCTGGCCGGTACCTCCATTAGCGATCGGCAGCGTGCCGGTTACCTGCGTGGTCAGATCCACCCCAGTTAGGGTGCCACCGAGTGTCAGACTACCGCTGGACGTCACCGTGCCCGACAAGCTGATGCCGTTGACCGTACCGGTGCCGGACACGCTTGTGACCGTACCGACGTACTGATCGTTCGACGTGATGGTGAAGTTAGGGTACGTGCCCGAGATGCTGGTCGTGCCAGCGCCGGTCAATGACACCACCTGGTCAGGCGCAGTATTGGTCAGCGTAAAGCTAGGGTACGTGCCGGTGACGCTCATGCCCGTACCAGCCGTCAGCGAGACGACTTGATCTGGCGCGGTGTTAGTAATGGTGAAGCTCGGGTACGTACCGGACGTGCTGATGCCTGTGCCGCCGGTCAGCGACACTACCTGATCAGGTGCCGAATTATTGATCGTAACGGCGACCGAGCCGTCATACGTTGTGCCGACGCTGTACGAGATGCCGGTGCCTGCCGTCAAGGCGTTGGCTACGCTACCTGCTTGGCCGGTAATGTTGCCCGTTACTTTGCTACCTGCAATCGACGTTATCCACGTTGGGTCGGCGTAACTGCCGGTGGTGTAGACGCCGTTAGTCACGGTGCCTGAGTTGCCTAAAATATCGATATTCCAAGTGCCGGTTGCACCTGATCCCGTCGTGCTGGGAACGCTCAAGTTCGTGCGGGCGTTGGCTGCTGTGGTAGCGCCCGTGCCGCCGTTATCGACATCTAAGGTGCCCGCGAGCGTAATGGTGCCGGAGGTGGTGACTGGCCCACCCGAAGTCGTCAGTCCCGTGGTGCCGCCCGACACATTAACCGACGTGACTGTGCCGGTACCGCCTGCCGTATTGACTTTATTGAGAAGGTTGAGGAAAAACCGGTACCAGTCACGCGAGACTAAACCCGTCCGCTCGTCGACGATCTCGGACTGGTTTTTGGGTAGTTGCGGCTCGTTATCTGGGTTAGGCATTGGTGCCGGACAAAGCGAGTTCGGCACCCATAATAGCGATCTTGACGGGGTCGGTGCCAGACACCTCGTAGACGCGGTCACGCAGCTTGTTAGTCATGCCTAGCCGCCGCCAGAAGGCACGGAAGCCATACTGACCCATCTTGCCGATACCAGCCCAATGTTCGTTTGACCAGGTGTGGCCACCATCATCCGACCAGCGCAACATGACCTGGGGGTCAGACCCTTGACCAGTGACCAGCCCGACGCCCGACTCGCAGTCAAGCTGCAGCGCGTGCTGAGCGGTTCGCTTTAGGTTGTTCTGCCCTTGCGGCAGCGCCCGCCATGACCGCAGCCATTTCTGCGGCAGCGTGTCGTCAGCAAACACGTCAAGGTCGTACGCGTAAATCTTGCCCGTCTGGAAGTCGCCAACCACGACTTGGTTATTGAAGAACGTCTGGCAGTTAGCGCGGTGGCGAATAAATTCGCCGTTAGCAAAGCCAGCGCGCTCATGCCATGCACCGGTGGACACGTCGAACACCCACGTTTTCTGGGCGGTCGGAAAGGTCAGCACGTAGAACGAATGGCCGTCCTGCTGGTAGGTGAACGCAATCGCGTCAGAGATGGTGCCGTAACTCTGAATAGCGTACTCAACCGCATGGGTCGAGATGCGCTGGCCAGAGTAGCCGTTAGCACGGAACACGATGCCCTGACCACGGG